CCGCCAGGACCATAACCACCGCCGCCATTTTCATCATCTTTTTCCCCGATAATGCTATTTTTATTAACCACTATATCTAATTCTGGTTTTCTGGAAAATAAATTCTTCATATTAGCGGCAATATCTATATTAAAGAAATAAGCGAAGCCATTAAATAATATTAAAATAATAAAAACAGCCCAGAGAAGTATTTCTAAAGTTGTTTTATCTGAATAGGAATTATCGGTCATTTGTGTCATGTCTCCCGAACTTCCTAAAGATGAAAACAACATATAAAAACATATAATAACCACAAACATGATGATTAAGACTTTTTCATTACCACCTAATTTAACTAAATTATTTATATATGGCATTCCTGTAACTGAGTTTAATTTAACATCCATTATATATATTTATCTATTTTTTTTTACGAAGGAAGAAACAATATGATTTATTTGTAATAATATTATCCTCATTCATTTTGTGTACATTTGTATCATTAAATTCATACCACACTCCATTCGCATTTTTGATATATGCAGTATAATGCCCACCCATACTTCCTCCAGAATGATTGCATACACCATATAAATCATATATACACTGGTTTTTTTCATAGCCTTTCACATATTTAGTTAGATCAATATTTGTTAATGGCGTAGAAACTATATTTTGTTTTTTCTTACCACACATGGTCCATCTTTTTAAATCTATTATTAATATATTCGGTAAATTCCAAAAAGAAATTTTTCTTGTGACATTCTCGTATGTAGATGTTTTTTCATTAAACCATGCGTTATCATCCGATAAAATTTCTCCTTTGCAATGCTCATCTAAACAATCATATAATGAAATATTTTTTTTATTTGGTATCGGCAAACTTAATACCGAAAATGGCTCCGGTCGAACACTTAATAGTTTATTTTCATTTACAGAAATTATTTCAGAAACATGTATGCCATAAAATATATTTAATATTTCTGAATAGTCGTTTTTATACATTTCTTTCATCATTTTATAACATGCTACCGCCAATTTATCGGTGGAATTGACAACATCGCCGGTTATTTCCATATTTACCTCTCGACGTATAGAATTATGAAAACAATCCAAAATAAATAAGAAAAATTCTTGCGCATCATTCTGGGCATTTCCCGTAAATAACTGGCGATCTTTTTGCTGTGCTATATTTTTAATGCTTTTAACAAAACCCCAGGGTGCTATTGTGCAATTACTCGACCACATCATTTTCCGTAATTTATCCCATTCGACAATAACAACCGAATCAGGCACATCGTTTAATCTGTTTTTATATTTTTCAGCATTTAAAAAATCATTAAATTCATAGGTGTGCGAAAATAATTGCATGCACGAATTTAAATAACAAGAATTTCCTAAATTTGATAATCCTGACAACCCTTGATCTTTATATTTTTCATGAAGCATTCCTCTTGACAAACTCATATATTATATTTATTGGATTATTCTATTTAAACATCTTTACTTATAATAAATATGAGTAATAGCAATATTCGACCTCTGCGACATTATAACAATAGTTTGCATGAAAATATTTTTAACGACACAGCCCGTCAATATCTTTCTAATGCGAGATCCTCGCAAACTATTATGAATAATATTATTGATGTTTTATACATGCAGGAACGTAATATACAAACAATTTTTAGAAATCCTAATATTAATGAAACAACCGCGCGCACAAACAGAACTTATGACAGAAACCATGTTTATAGACAAGCTTTTAATATGAGACGACCTAACAATAATGTTTTTGATACTATACGTACACCTTCGCCCCCCAGGCGCCGACCACCACCGCCACCACCCATTTCTGTCCCTCCCTCTTTAAATAATCAACATGGCACAAATGTTATTCAACATATTGGTAATATTGTTGAAGGACATGTAAATGACATATTATCTAATACTCCATCCAGACCTAATAATATTATACAATTTGATTTCTTTGCTCCGGTAAACGTTAGACCAACACCAACCCAATTACAAAATGCTACACGAGATATAAGCTTTTCTGAGATAACTAACCCGATCAATAGTTGTTGTCCCATTACACAAGAAACGTTTAACCCAAATGATAGCGTAACACAAATAAATAGATGTGGACATATTTTTACACCTTGCCATATAAGAACCTGGTTTAATAGTAGTGTTTATTGTCCAGTTTGTAGATGTGATATTCGTGAGACGACGGATAGCAGTGCAAATCGTATAGATAGCCGTGCAAATTCTCGGGATAGCAGTGCGAATCGTATAGATAGCAGTGCGAATCGTATAGATAGCAGTGCGAATCGTATAGATAGCAGTGCGAATCGTATAGATAGCAGTGCGAATTCTCGGGATAGCAGTGCGAATCGTATAGATAGCAGTGTACAAAGTGACACCTCAATGAATAATATGCAAAATATTTTTTCCGATAATATTAGAAATATACCCATAGCGCAAACAAATATGATGGATGATTTGGTGAATATCGTAAATAATGGTTTTACTAATTATTTTAATAATATATCTGATGGATCATCCAACATCACATTTGAATATTCATATGCACCCACTGGTAGTAATAATGTTGCACAAGATTTACAATTACTAACATCAGTAAATAACACGGATAATAACACGGATAATAACGCGGATAATAACACGGATAATAATACGGATAATAATACGGATAATAACACAATTTACTCACCATAATACCGAGAAATTTTATATGTATCAAAACGATTTAAACCTAATATGCTAGTACATTTGTTCATATAACATGATAAACACTATACATGAAAAAATACAAAATATTCACCCACTATTTTTCACTATTTGGAAATTGATTGGTATTTATATTACGTGGATATCTATTCATTATATTGCTGCTCATCTTTACTCAGTCTATTGTACGCCATATACTATAGTTGGTTTTCTTATTTCACCATTTATTGTTTCTACACCGCATTGTACTGGTCTGCGGTGGTGCATTACGCATGGTGCTAGTTCTATAACCACCATGTGGATCGTACTTGGAACTTGGTTTGCTAGCAAGTTTGGTGGTTACACTATTGATTAAATATTGATTAAATATTGATTAAATATCGATTATATATCGAATACATATTTTGTGATGTTTATTTATTTTAATTGTCACGAAAAAAATTGAAATACTTCGCAAAATATAGACTACGATAAATTTTCAGAGAATGGCACATATTTCGAAATTCCCCCGCTTTCAAAAGATTGGCTCTTATAAACTGAATCATAATACGTCTAAAACACTTTGGTCTTTTATTCCTTGCGTTTCACTCGAAGAGAGAAAAAGAACAGGGAGTCACATTTATCTTATCACCATCAATGACCATGTTAAAAAACTCGGTTGTTCAGTCACATCACTGGGTAATTGTGCTGGATATGGTGTTGGTAATGCGGGGCGCCCGAGTGATAGAACTACCGGTATTCATTACTATATAGCGAAACATCTGACAGAAGGTCTGGAGGTTGCTTTCTATGCTATGCTGTGCCCCAAAATAGAAGAGGTACCTATCCAAAATTTGTTTGGCGGCACGAGTGTATTGAAAAATGTTTGTATTGATCCAAAACAAATAGAATCTTCTTACCTAAAGGATTATAAACAAACCTTTGGTAATCTTCCAGAGTGGAATATGCAAGAAAAAGGACGTGATGCCGACTGGCCTGATGATATTAAATCTATTAACCAAGCACTTTGCACAAAAAAAAATATTGACTATAAACTTGAGCATCAAGAATCACCATATCTTATGCTATATCATTGGAAATATAATGATATCGCACTCCACCACATTGCTGGAGAGCTTTCTTAAATACTTTACCTAATTATGCCGGCCAACATATAATAAATATCTCATGTGAGTCTTTTTTATTATCTTCCTTTTTCGCTTGTTTTCTATTTTTTCCTATCCTGGTTTCACCTTGTCCATAGGTATATTGCCATTCTGGAAACATCATGGTATAATCTTTATACCATTCTCGAATAGTGGCGCAATTATTGTAGGTTATTAAAAACCCACCTTTATGTGTTTTAAGTAGATCACACATAAGTCGGTGATTAAAATTATTATGATGAATTGCAAAATTACAATTAGGATACATACCTTTAAACATTTTACTATCTTCGCCCAAATAATAGGGAGGATCTAAAAATATAAAATCATGTTCGTGTTTTTTAATGACCGAGGCAAAATCACAACACTCCACACTCAAATTCGTGAGCGTCAGAGCTTCTAGTTTTTTAATTCTTCTTTCAAATTTCGCTTTGTTTATTTCATTTGAACTAGGCCAACCCAGAAACATGGGACCATATGACAATGTCATATTGTAATAATAATATACAGCTTGCTTAATGATATCATCATCCAATAGCGTCAGATCTTTTTCTGTTAGCTCAACTTTCTTTTTTGTGTTGTAGTTTAAATCAGCGGGTTTAATTTTATCCCAGTAATTCAAAAGCACATGTCTGTTATATGTAAATTCTTCACTGGTAATTGCGAATTTCTGTAGTTCGTCAATAAACGCTTCTTTATGATGTATAATAACATTCCAAAAGTTAACTAACATATTGAAAATATCATAACCCACCACTTCAATACCCAAGTGTTGCGATAAACACAATTCAAAGGACCCACCTCCAAAGAAAGGAGAAACTATTTTTTTTTCACGCAATTTTGGTAGATTATCAAGAATAAGACCCACCGCTTTGGATTTTCCACCTGCATATCGCAAAGGCGAAATACATACACGTTTAAATTTATTATCTTTATTTTTTATAGATGCCAAATACGCTTTCACATAATCTTCTTCTTTTTCGTATGCCGCCATAATATTATTTACTTGTATTACTATTATTTTATATTTATTCAATTTTATAAAAAAATATTATATCTGATATTATTTTTGATATTATTTTTGATATTATTTTTGATATTATTTTTGACTAACATTTTCCAAAGAAATTTAAAATACTTTGTGTTCCATCCCGCATGGTTTGTTGCAGAAATGAATCAAAGAGTAAGGCCTTCACCTCTTTATTACGTACCGCATCTTCTTTTTTTTTATATGTTTCGGGATCAGGGTGCAACTTTTTCAACTCTTTTAATTGTGCGGTCCACCTACGCAAAGTATGCCCTTTACGTTTTTTGAAATCAACCATTTGTTCTAATACAAGGGCAAATACTTGTTGCACCGGCTTCATTATTTGATTCGTAATATAAAATGAATAGTTAATTTCAAGCTTATTCTCTTTAATATATGAAGGTATTTCAATCTTATCACCCTGCAACGCTTTCTTATTTTTATTTTTAATATACACATATGCTATCCTATCACCAACACTTGGCTTTCCCCCTGGATCACGTTTACCAATCCTATCCGCCAAAACTTTATGTGCAATTTGATCTGGATTTTTATATCCCGACCGCAAGGACTTTGTAATAACTAATTTTTCCATATCAATCTTGCCATCCACAATATCTTGTAAACTATTTTTCAAAAAGGTTGCTGCGACCTCCACATCTTTTTCTTTCATCAAAATATCAATAATACCACCATATATATCTTTTACTATGGGTGCATTATCACGCCGCTTCAATACAATACCCATTGATTTGCGTTTACACTTATACGGATCCAGCTCATATAACATACCAACATAGCGCTTCTTCGACAACAAACAAAACGGCATGAATGTTTTTTCATATTCCAAGTCATGTGGCTTCTTTAAGAATTTTGTGGCCAGCGCCCCCGCTTGTTGTGACAGCTCTATCGTTATTTCCAAAGCCTTTTGTCCTACGATTTTGGTCCCATCCAGTTCCGTTGGATTAAATTTAAAGAAGACGGAATCCGTGTCACCATACACATATTCCGCGTTCACCCTAATTTTACCATAATCTTGGGTGTTTACCTCTATATTATGATAGGCCTCTTCAATAACACGACGACCATATGTTAATAGTTTACGGCCGATGGCCGTCGTTGAGGCCGCACAATCTTTCTCATAGAACGAACTCGTTTTGGCCCCCGTTTGACCATACATCGAGTTTGCCGTGACTTTGATACTTAACTGACGCTTGTCTAGAATATTTTTTTTAAATTCATCTTTTTCGGTTGGGATCATTTTACGGGTATCTTTACGAGCTTTCAATAACTCTTCCAAGATCGACGGCATAATTCCCTTTCCTTCGGGAAACTGCGCATAACGACATACTTTTTTCCCAACGCATACTTTCTCAACAGCACTCCCGGGAGCAGAACTTTTATGTCGCCACTCATACGTATCATATTCAATATCAACATACTTGTAGTTTGGTAAATTATCATATAGATAATCACCTTCTTCATTTTTCACACCCGTTTCATTTATTAACGCACCCAGCAAATTATATTCTTTTGTCCAAACTTTACTATCATGCGAAATATTTTCACTGATCATGGAGGATGGATAGAGTGAACTATAATCCACACATGCTACCGGCTCCTCCAAATATAAATCACATTTCGGCGGCAATACAATCGCACCTTCATACGCCTCGTTATTATTACCTTTATCTATCACCGGCATCAGCGTGCCTTTTTCACGACATTTTTTTGCAATATAACTTGTTAATTTAATACCTTGACCACGCAACACCAGAAAGTTTAACGGAACACTACAAAGTCTAGACATCTCCACAAAACCCGTAATGACATCTATTTTTCGGAGCAGATGCTGCACCAAGTTGCAATCCTGAATACAATATTTCGCAATGATGGCGCGCTCATCTGGACCTTCATTTGTCATGCGGAAAATATCTTGCGGTGTGACATCGTCCTTAGCTAGCCCCCACCGCACCTTTTTAGTCATATCTGGGTTCTCGTGTCCTTTGATGAAAAACGTCCCGGCTTCATAATCAATATCAAATACTTCGAATTTTTGCCCGTCTTTATATTGATCTACCGAATGTGCTGCTTCTTCAAAATTAATGAAACTATGATTTTCTAAACCCACTAAGTTTTTACTATAAATTTTTGTAGTATCGTCGAGGTGCTCTATTTTTTTTACGCCATCACCAATAAAATATCCCGAAACATAATCTAGCTTATACATCATAAGCTGATAATCGCGCCGAAAATAATTGTATAAATCAATCTGTAGACGACCATTCATTTTTATATATTTTAAATCATGTTGCCCACTGGCAATATAAATAGTACTTTCCTCTAATCCTTCTTCTTTCGTTTTCCAGTTTTTATTTACACATCGTTCTCCTTTAATCCTCGATAAACCAATAAATGACTCGACACAATTCAATTCTTTAGCACGTTCAAACATAAATGGATAATCAAAACCGAAAATGTTATAACCGATAATAATATCAGGGTCTTCTTCTTGTATCAAACGCTGCCACGCTATCAAAACCTCTTTCTCTGATTGATAGGAATCTATTTGTGAATTTTTAATCTCGGGTAGCGGACTGCATGTGTCCAACACAATACAATGATTCAAATAAGGCTCGGCTTCAGTATATTTCCAAAAGGTAGAACCTATAAATGTTACCTTATCACCTTCTGGTTGTGGCCAATGCTCATTCAAACATTTGTTTAAAATAATTATTTTATAATCTCTATTGTACTTGTCGTTATTTAGAAAATCAACCACATTATCATGTTGCAAATCATTGGTTATTATTCTCTTTTTATGATACCAATAGTTTTGAGTACCTTCCTCCACCTCATTATTATTTAAACCTTCTTCGCCGTCATGTATTTCTTGCTGTTGTGATATGTCTGCTGGATTATTCTCTTCTACTATGTCGCCTTTATTATTATTATATTTAGAAAGTTTGGTGGAATACCAGGCCTCATACTTCTCCATAAATGTTTTTTCAAGAACCGGGAATTTAGGATATATGGTATCTACACCCTCCACCAATGTTTTTGTTAATGCAAATGCTGTTTTAAGAATGTTTTTTAGCAAAAGCTTTCCTTGTGTATAGTCTAATTCATATTCTCTAGTTTCTTGCTTCCAAATATCCACGATGTTTGTCGCGAGTTTTTTATAATCTTTTACCGCTAGCGGAAAATCTCCATGACTACTACTCGCCTCAATATCAAAACTACATATTTTATATGGAACAATAGTTTCTTTGTTTGGTTGTGAGACAATATGTTTATAATTTATCGAAAATTCATGCATACAGGTTGTTTTTGACGCCCTTTTTGGAATTTTTGTCGTTTTTTTTGTAGGGAGACCAATCCATCCCGAAGGACTGATCTCTTTTATGTGAAACATTCGCAAAAAGGGCGGTATTTGCGCTTCATATAAATACGTTTGCGTAGAACATTCTTTGCACAAATATCCTTCCTTTGTTAAATATTTTTTATACGTTTTACTAGTGGTTTTTGTCGTATACCATAAGTTTTTTGCTTTTCTCATGGCCGCCTCGCTCTTAAATTTAATAAGAATAAAGGTGTGCTGCTTACCACCATCAAAGCCATATAGCTTCTTTTTTTTCACAAATGAAGCCTTTTCAATACTTCCGTCATAATATCTCCCCATATCTTCTTTTATTTGTGAAATAAACATCGTCATCTTACTCTCATTCCAATCATCTTGAACTTTGACATAGAAATATGGTGTAAAATTATGCACATAAATAGAGGCCGTTTCTCCTTGTTCATTAATACCAAACATTTGTATCGTATAGTTTTTATTTGTATCAACACCATCCGTTGCTGTATCCTCATGTTCGGCCTCATCATAAGTATTGAAACTTAGAAGCCGAAAAGAATACATTGGTTTGATTTTCATTTTTTTGCTCATTAACGTTCTAATATTAACTAATCAATTTTATCTATATAATTTTCTGACATATTTTCTATACCTATTTTATGAAATATATTGGTTGCTTATCTATTTTACTATTACTTTTATTTCTAACCATATCATTACATTTTCATATTACAAAAAAAGAAGGTTTCAGCCCGTTGATAGATCAAATAACCAGCATCCTACATAGTACGGCGAGTATAGCACAACCTCGAAAGAAAAAAAATTTTATCACTCTTAATACTTATAAAAAGTATTGTAATAAACGACCGACTACGATAAAGGCTAAACGTTTTATTATCGACCCACTCACTTTATCCAATTCATTCACAAATACCAACTTAACTTTGGATAAACCAACGTATCGGAAATGGAAACAATATAAAAATAAAGAAGGGGATATTTGGATCCCACCACTAGATAGCGTATGTCCCAAAGGTTGTGAACCCGCAGCCTCTATCAATAATGTCGATGATTTTGAACGCGTCGGATGGGTTTGTAATAATAATCAAGGTGTTGGTATTTTAACTGATGAACATTGTAATCCACTGGATGAAACTAGTTGTTATGGCTGCGATATTTGTCCAACCCTATAATTATTTCATGTTATTTAGACATCTT